TGGGTTTTGCCCTGACCGAAGTCTATTGAGTTTAGTTCTTTCTGCGCTAGAGAAAACGTTGTTGAATTCCGTGGTTCCACCGTCAACTTTATAACTAAACCTACCTTCTGTAGCGTCAGCAACCTCCTCCCATTGATTAGGTTTTCTTGTAAAAGGTCTACTGAAATCAGCAGCAACTAGGTCATCAATAGAAATTTTATTATTACCAATTCTGGCATCGTCATAATTGGTCTCATCGGCAGAACCAAAGAACCCTACTACAATCCCGTCAATCTCATAGTTTTTACCTGATAACTGAGAGAAATCAAATCGCAACCTGTTTATTGTTTGTGGGTCATACCAGTCACCCACATCTCGCATATCAAAAACCAGATATTTCCATTCGTTTTGCACGTAAGTAACTGGAGTTGAAAGATAGTTAGCCCCAGTAAAAGAATGATCGTCATTTGAATAGTAAATCTCAAACGAAGTTGTGTGTGTCACACTAGTAGTCCGTATTCTTACGCGAATAGCATAACTTTCATTACCCTTGATTGTTAAACCACTAGGCGATGTCAGATTTGGATCAGTGTTGGTAGTAGTAAGTTTTATAACTCCCTTCTGAACAACTACACCTGAGCAACCAACAGTGATAAAATCTTGTAACGTATTGTTACCAAAACCCCATCGCTGACCTTCTATCCCAACAATTGCGTCAGCAGTTACACCATCAGGTCCAGTTTCGCCAGTCTCACCAATTAAGTTCTTAACAAATGCCCATGTGTGAGGGGATACATCAGTTTTCTTATAGACGTTACTACCATCTGATAATATAAAATCACCAACAACACCTATAACCCAATTCGCAGAATCACCTGTTTCTGAATACCAAGTATTACCATCATCACCATCTGTTACATTTAATGACTCTAAAAAAGCGGCTTCATTCTGATTGCCATTTGCAGCAGACCAGATTTCAAAAGCCGATAAACCATCCACACCTTTTATTTCTACTCTAACACTGTCTATCAATAACGATTTACCAGATGAGCTAGTGTCAGCCACAATTATAATATAATCGGCACCGCCTGTTGCTGGCTCTGGGACGATGTATTCTAAAGAATACTTATTCCAATCACTTGTGGGAGTGTGATTTGTAAACCCACTATTACCAACCTCATTGGTACTATATGCTATTGCAAACTCAGCACTGGGGTTGGTAGTTGGTGCTTTTGCGTAAATTGAGAATACAACCGTATTTCCAACAAAAGAAAGTGCTAAGTCTTCAGGTATCGTAAGATAAAATGACGTACCGTTCCCCGCTGAATTAGCGACATTACCCACTGCCCCAGTTAGGTAATATGCATAAGTCCCGCTAAAATTATCAGTAGACAAAACTTTAGTACCGTTATGTACAACAAGTTCAGCTTGAGAAGCAGAGGTTTCAAATTGTTGCAGGTATGCTACTGAAGCCCCGTCAGCGCCAGTAACACCGTCTTTAGCTTTAGACAATGAAAATACTTTGGTCAGTGTCGGGTAATCTGTTCTAGTGGCGGTAAAAGTCACTGTTCCACTATCCGCTGTCAAATTAGTGACGGTAAATGTAGAGCCAGACAAGCTACCAAAAACACCAGAACTAGTAGATGTGCTGAGTGTGTATGATGATGTGTCGTCAACTTTACCGACAAGTATCGTCAGTTTTGAAGACACATCAGAATAATCACCACCCTCCCCAGCACTATTCGTAGAAATTGTACGTGAATCGCTGCTTAACCCTGCGGTAATACCATCACCTATGGTTACCCCGCTTACAGGTTGGATATAATAATCAAATATTGTAGGGTCACTAATGTCGGGTGTAGGTACTGGTCTATTGCCTAGTATTCCGAAATATGTTTTATCTGAGGGGTCAAGAGATATACCTGCTCCAACATTATTATCAGCGTACACATACCAAATGTAAGTGGTTTTTTCGACACCGTTTACATTTACATATAACCAATCACCAACACCATTTGAGGTAACGGCCCTATACCCAATAACGTATTCAACATCGGGGATCACACCACTTATTGTTTTAGCAATTGTTGTACCGCCTGCAACAATAGTAGCGTCTTCATTGGTGGACCATTCCCATTCATATGTAAATTTATTAGAAGCTAACGCTGGTGGCGAAACCGTTATAAATCCAGCTTTTGAAGTCACAGAAGGTGCGGAAGTTGGTGTGACAGGCGCTACAATATTCAACGTGAGTTGCGTGATTTCACCTTCTAAATTAATACCATACGGTACGATGTTGGCAGTGTATGACTGAATACTAGGGTTAGTGATGAGTAACGGTGATTGTGACACTCTCTGGTTAGATTGTACCAACACGCCTTCGGTGTCGTATATTTCCACGGCATACCATAGGACTCTCGAATCCTCTAATTCATCCCATTGCAAATAGAAATCGCCATTTTCTTGGTATAACTCAAAACCTGTAATAGTAGGTATTGTTAATATGATCGGTGGTTTAGCGAACGCGACAGGGGTAGGTACAACATCTGGGTCCGGCACATAAAAAGCATCATCATAAGCAACACAGTTTAAAACTGTTTCACCATCACCTTCCGATACTTCACTTACTCGCCAGTAGGAATTAGTTTCTGCCATAATTTCAGATGTGTGTTGTATGACATCACCTGTTTCAAATAACCAACCAATAGCGCCCACGGGCAATTCCATTGTCCTAGGTTGTCTTGATATTCTAGCGTCAACCATTGTCCAGTATAGTGCTTGGTCAAGCTCTGATACATATTCCAAGGACTCACTACTGAAATTAGGGATACCTCCGTCTTCAGCTAACCAAGCTGTATGTATGGCTGAACCAGACTCAGGGAAAGTGGCTTCCACATCTACTTCAACTAAATCACCGTATTGAAGATTAAAGTCAAACTCATTACCGAATCCGAGACCTACTTGCGAACCCTCGCTCTGATCTTGGACTAACTGCTTAACCGTATAAGTCAGGCTATTTAATCGCTCTGTAAAATCACCCGAATCATATTGGGTTTCACCTTCTAAATCATGCTCATTAAACGTCCATACAGATGCGCTTTTAGTTTCCACTCGCACATTGAATTGACCGTAATAATCAGAAGTATACAATCTGGTACCTTCCATCCATACGTTCATGTTATCAACGATAGGTTTACCAGTATCAATTTGCACATCTATCAAAATAGAGTTAATACCTGCATTGCCTATTGAGTCAGGTATTTGGTCGAAGTGATTTGCCAACTCTATAATATTAGCATTGGTAACAGGTATATTACGTTGACCCGCACCATACTCAACAGACCGTAAATAATCAGCATATTGTAATGCTGGGTTTCTTGAGAATACTGTTGTTGCTGCCGATATTGCACCAAGTCTTGGGTCATATACTTTCGCGCCTCGAACGGGCACAGTTATTTTAGGTGGGGTAGTTAGCCAATCGTCTCTGTTTCTATTCTTGACAAATAAAAGTGTTAAGCCCTCACCCCTCATTCCTACTAATCTGTTTTTCTCGGCTAGGTCCATACCTTCAAACCAGAAGCTTAAATCACCGTTATTTTCTTCATCCAACAGTGATGATGTGCTTGCATCGGTAGGTGTTCTCACCCTACATGACCATCCTCCCACATCACGCGAAGTGTCTGTTACCACACGTATGTCAGAACTATCATCATCTAATCTTATATTGGTAACATCGACAAATTCACATTCACCAATACTTATCGCATATATAAAAGTAGTAAAATAATGACGATAGAACGTATGCGATTTACGATGTTTGAGCAGTAGTATTGGTACCAACTCAGCATTCTTATAACCGTATATTTTAGGTAGGGCAGGCGGTTTTATTTCTTGATCAATTGTGCCGTTAAAATTGGCAGTATATTTATCTTTTTGGTCATCCGTAAATACAGTTGAGCTATGCCTCATTATTAGGTCATTGGGGTACCTTTGTCTGTGACTAGAATCAATAGCATACCAACCGTTATCCGATGTTAACGCACCCAAAACCGAGTCTATTACAAGTGTTACAACTCTATCATCAGCGCCTCCACTAAAAGAATGACTTAGCCCCCATGCAGTACGGACGGGTATAAGAAAACCTTCAAGCACATTACCATCTTGCATGATGCATCGGTTTATCGATGATGCTTTGTTAATATACCTTTGTGTTTTTATAGCTGCAATGACATCCGGGTCAGTAACAGAAAAAGACAACTCTAACTTGTCAGAACCAGTAGAGCCTTTGCGACTGATACCGTCAATTTCAACAATATTATGATCAGGTGTGTAAGTGTTATCACCCAAAGTAATAGAGGTATGGTAATCAGTGTGATAAAGAATATTATCAACCCCCGTCCCATAAGCGTCACCCAGATTAATTGTGATGAGGTTTGCATAAGTGAAATTACCAGATGTTAAAGCGTCTTTTACTGCCTGTGGTGCGTTTATCATATTCTTTCAACAGCCTTTAATACTAATTGCATATCTTGATTGTTTGATGCCTCCATCGACACCTCGATTACACCGTCAGATTGTAGATACCATGTGACATTGTTTGCAATGACACTTGTGGCGTTAGTTAGAGCCAACCTAATCCGAGACGTTAACTCTACATTCTGTGAGCCAGATTGTAAAAGAGTATCTGCTGCAACTTCGTATACTTTTGTGTCATTTGGCATCTGTAGATAATCACCAGCCAAAAGTTGCCAAACACTTGTAGATGTTAAAGATATCGTGTCTGTATTTGCCGACTGCGATCCACTGACCCTAACCCCGGAAGCAGGGATTGTACCTTGCGAATAGCTTAAACGTGGATGCACAAATAACAATGTATCATCAACAGCCCTCGACAACTTAGCCTTAATACCCCTACCCTGAGCCATTGGCATGTCATTGGTAACTAGTTCAAATTCATAACGATGTATCCCTGTGTTGCGCTTAGAGCGTTTTAAAGCAACACTATCTGACACATACATTAGTCGGTTTTCAGTTATTGAACATTCAGCCCAAGGGAAACCTACATTATTGGATATATTAAGCAAAACGCTTACCCCTATTTTTACTGCCTCGATTAACTGAATCATACACCATTGTGTCTAATACTTTATTAGGTTTTTTAAGGGATCTTGCTACGGCTCTAGCAATTGCCTCTGGTGATACGTT